TCTGTCTAAAGAGCTGGCGGCTCAAGACAGCATCCCGGCGCAGGCCGGTAATGGCACATCGACCGTCAGAGCCGTGTGTTTGCCTGTAGCCAAGGAGCAGTAGATTGGATCCAATTACGATAGGCGCGGCTGTCAGCGGGGCTACAGCGGCGTTTAATACTATAAAGCAAATGGTATCGGCAGGCCGTGACTTGGAGAGCTGCATCGGTGACGTGTCTCGATGGATGAAGGCCGCGTCTGACATTGATCAGGCAGAGAAGCAGGCCAAGAACCCGCCCCTGCTCAAGAAGCTGCAAGGCTCAGACACTGTGCAACAGCAGGCGTTGCAAGTCTACGCCGCCAAGAAGCGGCTTGAGGCGCAACGTGCGGAGCTTAAACAGTATTTGCAAATGACGTATGGCCCGCAAGCGTGGGCTGACCTGATACACCTTGAGGGGCGCATCAGGAAAGAACGGCAAGAGATGATTTATAAGCAGGCAGAAATGCGTCAGAAGATTATCGAGGCTATTGCTATTGGTGCGTTAGGCATTGTATCTTTTGGAATATTCTTTTGGATTGTATGGTTGGCGTCTAAAAATTGAGCGAAACAACAACCGGGCTAATTGGCGAGCATACGGCTCTTGCGGCCATCCTCTCTATGGATGGCGGTTGGAAAGCGACCCACTGCCCGATGGACAGAATTGATGTGCTTGCATTTTGTGAACAGACGTTTATGAGGGTTCAGGTGAAGACGGCCACGCTGGCTGTCCAATGCCACCACAAAAGTCCGCGCCACCATTTTAATTTGGGTCACGGTTGCAAAACTAAAAAGCTGCCCACGAAAGATGACTATGATGTTCTGTGCCTTGTTTCCCCCAATGCCCGCCGGTGTCTCTTCATGCCGGTCAGCAGCGTGCAACAGTACTCGATGCGATTGCCCGCGTCACGGTTCACTCCTGAGGAAGAAGTTAGTTCTTGGGTTAAGACAGTTAATCACGTTCTGGAGATGAGGTTGTGATGGATATTGAAAAGCTACGCGAAGAGCTAATAGCTGATGAGGGCATGAGGCTGGACATTTACAAATGCACGGCTGGTCACTTGACGATTGGCGTAGGCCATCGCATCATCGAGGGTGACGCGGAACACGGTAAGCCACTGGGCTACACGATCACTGAGCGCCGCATGAAGCAGCTATTCGATCTGGATATTGCTATAGTGCGCGAGGACTGCCATCGGCTTTATGAGGATTTTAGCGACTTACCCGAGGATGCCCAAAGGATCATCGCCAATATGGTTTTCAATATGGGGTTGCCCAGAACGAGGCTTTTTAAGGCTATGCGCCAGTGCGTCAATGACAGGGATTGGGCTGGGGCTGCGCTTGAGATGCTCGACTCGAAATGGGCAAGGCAACTCCCGAACCGTTCAGAGAGGCTGGTCAAGAGAATGAGGGCGCTGGCTGATGGCTAAAAGCCCTTGCGTTGGCATCTGTGTTCTGGACAAGGATCGCGTCCGGTGCATTGGTTGCGGCAGAACCATTGATGAGATAATCAACTGGGGAAAAAAGGCAGATGGGTGAAAAGACAGCAGACAGGATTAGGCGCTGGGCTATACTGCCGCGCCTTATGACGATTATGTTTAGCATAATGGGTTGGCGCTGCGCTGACTGGTTTATGAGTTTAGAAAACCCAGACGCAGTTCAAATGGGTTTTGTAAGTGTGGTAATGGGCGCAATGACCGGCGCTTTTGCAATTTGGATGGGGCATGAAAAAACATGATACAAGCACTGATTGGGCCAATAGCCAGCCTTGCTGGCTCTTGGATGGAAAGCAAAGTAGAACAGACCAAAGCTAAAGGTAAAGTTGCACAAGCCAAAGCTGATGCCGAAGCAGAGGTAATGAAGGTTGCCGCCACGCACGAGGCTGGCTGGGAAAAGATAATGGCTCAAGCTAGCGACAATAGCTGGAAGGATGAAGCGTGGACTGTCTTGTTTATTGTCATTATTGCTATGTGCTTTATCCCATTTACCCAGCCCTATGTTGAGCGTGGCTTTGCTGCTTTATCTGCTACACCTGAGTGGTTTCAGTGGGCAGTATATGCCAGCATCGGTGCATCGTTCGGATTGCGTGGCTTAAAAGGTTTTAAAAAATAAAGGGGCTTTCGCCCCTTTACTCCACCACCCTGATCGTTCTGATCTTGCCGGGCGTGTGCGTTATGATGCCATCCTCTATCAGCTTGTCTAGCTGAAACCTGACGGCTGTTCTTGATCGCCCCACAACGTGGGCTATTTCTTTCACTGTCGGGCCGTGGCCGTTGTGGCGGTGGTAAGCTGTTACAGCATCCACAATCGGCTTCCACGAGCTTTCTCGGCGTTGTCCAGCCATCAATCAATCTCCTTTAGCGTTAAAGTTTTTTGGCGCATGACCGTCTCAGGCTTTGCTGGGACAATCTTTTCAGGCTGGGCGCGCATCTTGCGTGTCGGCCACTTGACTTGCACCCGGCGATTGCCGACAGTCGCAAAGGCCGTGTCGTGGCTGCCCATCAGATCCATAATGGATGCGGTGGCAATATCGATCTCGCGCTCGGCCATCGCCTTGTTGGCCTTGGCCGTCATCAGGTGATCAACCCACATTGCATCGTCACCCTCAAGCTCCAATGGCGGTGCGTCTGCATCGACCCTGCCATATGCCGCCACCCCATCAGCCGGTGACACGACCGGGTATTTGTCTATATTTTTTCGGCGATTTTCAAAATCAATAACCGCCTCGCGGATGCGGCGCTGGACTACCTCATCGGCCTGATAGACAAACAGGCGCAGCGTTGTGCTTTGATACAGCACGGCAACGCAGCCCCACTTGTAGCCGGTACACATTAGCTGCGCCTGCAACTGCAATGGGCCACGATGTGTCGCCGGTATTTCCTCTGGCCGAGCTGATGTTAGCTTGGCCTCAAGGACACCGATGCCCTCAATGTCGATTGCACCGCCTTGAGGCACATAGATGCCCTTATCCCAGTTGGCAATCACTGAGCCTTTGCCAACAGCGGTGCCGTCTAGGCTGGCCGCCAGCGGCAAGAAATCGTGCTGGTATGGCACGGTGATGTCTAGCTCGGCGTTGGTCAGGCCGAGCCTATCAACGGCCTTCTGCAATATGAGCGGCTCAAAGAAATCGCCAAGTTCCATTGGCTCATTTTGCGGTATCCACTTTGGCGGGTTGCCTTCGTCAATGCTAATCATTGCCTCAAGCAATTCGTTCTGTGTTTCCCACGGCGATGCGTTAAGCAATGCAGCCGTTTTACTGGCTGAAAGCTGGTTATTTGGTGTAAGTTTTCCGACCATTACACTGTCTCCCATTTGTTAGATTTTAATAGATTGTCTCTTGCTGGAATAATTTGCATATTCCACGGCACATGCAAGCCGCAAATTTTTGCGTGTTTCAATGGAACTATATGATCCAAGTGATGTTTTACTTTTGTTTCTCTTGAAATTTTGCGGGCTTGCATCGCAAGGTTTTTCATTTCTGCATGACAATGTTTAAAAGCCCACTTAGACTTGTTTACCAATTTGCGTCTTACTGATTGGTGATAAATTTGTTGAGCCGCATAACGCTCTGGATTTTCTAATCTCCATTTTTTTGTTCTTTCTCTGTTAATTTTTGCATTTTTCCTGATGCGCTCTCTTTGCCGCCTGTTTATCTCTTCGCGATTTTGTTCTAAATATTTTCTCGCATGTGCGTTTAATCTATCGCGATTTTTCTTTTTATATTTGCGGTCTGAATTTAATTTGCATTGCTTGCAAGTGTTTCCATAAACCCATCTTTCAACCAGATGACCATTTTTGCACGGCTCACCAGTAAAATATTCTTTGCGACCTTGTTCAATCGCCTCTTTGCGTGTGATTATCTCCATCAGTTTGCACCCCCAAAGCGAGCCATCAAATACCAGAAGTTCCAGTCTGTTATGGCGTTAGTAAAAAACGTGATTACAAATGCTGTCACAAACAGCATACCGATTGTGTCTTTAATCATGTCACTCTCCCATATTTTGATGGTGTCTTTAAACGCGCGTCAGGCGTCTTAGGCGCCAACGCCGTCCAGCCGTTAATGTGTAG